GAATCTTCGGAGGAGTGGCAAACAAGCAGGGAATCCCGGGAGGACCCTGTCACATGCTTTTTTCTCATTTTTGAGAAAATTCTCATTTTTGAGAAAATCGTCGCCTGACTGCCGTTTTGGCATGGTGTTTGCTTTCGTCTGCTCGCCCATATCGCCTCCCCGATCATCACAGCCTCTTGATTGCTCTCAGCGTCTCCCAATTGCCTCTCAGGCATTGCCTACCGGCTCTGCGATATCCATCGCCATCCATGCTCGCCCTCACCACATGCTCGAATGGGCTTCCGTGTGAGGGTGTTTCTTTTGCTAGCTTTTTGGCAAGCTCCTCGTTCGCCCGATCGCTCTGCTGCCCATCAAATGCAGCGTAGGACACACGCGCACACGCTCCCGCTGATGCCATGCACATATCAATCCGATCGCCTTCTTCAGGTGCCACATATTGCGGCTTGTCCGTGTAGTAAGGCTTGTGCCACTGATTCCACCCCAACTTCTGCGGCGTCGATATCGCGATTGCCTTTGCGATGTGCACGGCAATCCGCTGAATCTTCGGGTCTGCTGCCGGATGATCCCTGAGGCGCAGGAAAGCACTCCATGCGGTTGGATCTCCAGTTACCACCGCGTCCACCCACTGCCAAGGCGCCAGTACGCGATTGGCGTCCTGTTTGTGCAGTCCGGCGCGAGACATTACCCAAGCGGCTGCCACGGCCCCCCAGCGTGCTCCCAGCCATGCCTCACGCGCTATGGTTCGGCGAATGCCGGTCAGCGGTTCTGTGGACTGCATGCCGGATCTGTTGCGGCCCCAGTGCTCTGGAATGAATGGATTGCGGATCACTTCACTGATCAGGACGCGCGAAGGGACTGCACGATTACTGCGGGCGTTGCGCGCCACTGTGCGGTGTGTCAGGAATTCCGGCCAGACGCACAGAGGCATGCGGATCTGGAGAGTTGTAACGCGATCATCGGTCGGGTTGATCGAATCGGCCAGAACTGTTGCGTAATAGCGTTCGGGGTTTCCGGGCATTTGCGCGGGGCTCCTGTCGTTGAGTGTGCGTGTCCGCCGTCACTGCGGAATGGTTGCGGGTTGAGGGTCACCTGATACGCCAGCTGCGTCACCGTGCGGGCTGGGCTCGTTGGGTGCATTGTGCGCTGAGGGGCGCAGGTGGTCAACCACAATGGCGCAAATTGCGTCTTGTCGGCTCTGGCCGGTGGAGTCGATCTGCAAGACAGCCCACGAAGGTAGACGCACCATGCAGCTGATGGAGTCAACAGCATGGCGACGGGGGCGCCCCCTGAATGGGGGGCGCGGTGATGTAGTGTTTGCGGTCATTGGGTGTGCGTCCTGTGTGTCCTGTGTCCTGTGTGCTGTGTGCTGTGTCGATCTGTCAGTCCGTCAGTCTGTGCACATCGCCAGCTGTGTTGCAATTCCTGCCGCCAATAGCAGAGCTTCGTGCTTTGTCCGAGAAGTTTGGCTCCAAGTACGGACCGCATCAGACAGCCTACACACGACCCATTCGCCACTTTGCTTTAGCACTTCGATCGTCTCTTCGTCCGCCAGATTTGCCACAAGCTTTTTGCCCTCAACCCGAAACGTCGTTGTGTGCGAAATCAGCCCGGTTGCGGTCAGGATTGATGTTTTTACTTTTGTTGGTTGCATGTGTGTGTCCTGTGTGTGTGAAAGATTGAAAATGAACCCCGCAAATCAACTACGCCAATTCGTGCCGTCGTCTTCATATCGCAGTTGGCGATAGGCTATCTGGCACGCACGGTACGTTACCCATGCAGATGGGATGGTAAACATCAGCAGTCCTGCCGATGCGTGATACCATGCTACGACGCCAGTGGTTACCACTGTGCCGATCGCTACAGCGGCAGCAACCGCCACAATTATGTCCATTAGTAGGTTTTTACGCATTGCCCTGCCCCCTGTGTGAAAGATTGAAAATGAACCCCCGCCGGACGATCGCCGATGCACTCAGATAGCGTTAAAATCGTAAGTCGAAAGCCGCTCTTCCAGCAGATGCAAGCCGCAATCCACATCACACTGCCGTGGCAAACCATTTAGCTCAGCCGCTGAAACCAAATTTTGCCATTACGGTACGTGTGCCCAACAGCATACGAGGCCTCGAGAGACTCAGCCGTATATGCTGCGCCGCACCAAAAGCCAAGTAGCTCCGCGACGTGCTGGCTCGTGTAATTTTTCCCAGACCAATCGACCCACATCATCCTGCCCCTGAAATAGTGTTGAAAACAAACCCCTCCACGCGGGAGGGGCTGAACCCGAAAAGCCCAAAAAGCCTCAGCCCTCGACATAGCATCGTCGGCCGCCAACCAGAATCACGCCCTCGTCACTTGCCAGCCCGCTTTCAACAGCCTCGCCCATTGTCGCCAGGCGGATTGTGTCGCCGCTTTCGTCGCACAATTCGGCAGTCTCGTCGTATGCCGACAAAAGCAACCGCAAGGCGTTTTTCTGGAATCGCGTCAAGTCGCCAGCGTTCGCATCAATCGCCGCTTGTATTCGGCTCGTAATCTGATCCTCGTCACTCGCGTCAGCGTCGTCAAATCGGTCGCTGCCGATGATGCTGATTGCCAGTGATACCAGTTCTCCCAGTGTGTTTTCGTTTGTGCTCATTGTCCTGTTTCCTTGTGCTTGTGTTGTGTCAAAAATTGAAAATGAACCCCCGCCGGTTGACGGGGGAGCAAAGACTGTGATGCCACGTAGCGTTATTAGCATTCGCATTCACAGGCTGGAGCAAGAGCTCTCGCTATTTCGTATGCCCCCTCGTGTGTGCTGCATCCAGTTACAACCATGTACCGCGATGGGCCCTTTACTTTTTGCAATCGCACGCCAATTCCTTTTGAACCAAGGCAAATCGTTTCAAAATGCGTGCGACAGCCAAAATCGTATCCCAAAATTCCGTTTGCGTGTTTTGTTTGACTGATCCGAATCGGCTTACTCATCGCTCGTTCCCTTGTGTGTTGTTGTGTTGTGTTGTGTGTCAGACTCGCGTCTGACATCATTACTGTACTTTCATTTTCGGAAAATGCAATTCCTGTCTTTATGTTTTCTGTAAATAAAATCCAAAAATGAAAAAACCCCGCTTTTTGCGGGGTTCTGTGAAGCGGTTTTTGTGTCAATACCGGAATCTACTACCGGACCATCTCCCACGTGAACTGGTACGTGCTCATGTGTAGCCCATGCCCGAATAGGGCTTCCCGGCTCAGTGGGAACGGCTCAGAGCCTGTCAGGACGGCTATCTGATTTGATTCGAGGCGCACGCCATTCTGCGCGGTCTCGTGGAAGAACTCCTGAACCTTTTCGGCCCAGTACCCGCAATCATCCAGCGCGTCATTGGTCACCACACCGCCCACCAGCTTCTGATGGATCGCCACCCAGACAATGTACGAGCGGTCCCCGTCCCGTCGGTTGCGTGGCGTGAATCGCGCCCCCTGCCCGATCAGGTCGCAGATCATCTGGCCCTCTCGCAGCTGCTCAAGCCGTCGCCGCGGATCCGCCACTTGTTCCGCAATCAACATGCGGCTCAGCTCCGCGTCTGCGTTGATCGCTGCGGCCATCGCTGCGGCAATTTGTCGTTGCACGGGGCGCTTTGTGCCCGGCGCTGGAATGATGCCGATGCTCATGCTGCAAACTGCCTTTCGATAATGCGAGTGGTCCCACCGCCCAGCCATCGCACCAGATCACCGATCTGTGCTCCGATTTGCCAGGTTGCCGCGCCCAGTGGTGTGTCCATCGTGTCTGCTGCGTCCAACTCAATCACCAACTCATCGGTGACATCATCCCAGCTGCAGACAGCCTCAACCAATCGCGGTTGACGATCAGTCCCAAACCCGAATAGCCACGTGATTTCATCGACCGGGACTCCGCCGATTTCGGTGATTGGATTGTCGTTGAGGTCCTTTATTTGCAGGCGAATTTCAGACTCGATAATAACATCGTAATCGCTCCCGCGGCACAGCGTCGCGGGGAATCCAGTGATCTGCGTTTCCAGTTGCAGGCGCGCCACAGCTGCAGCTACAGCCCCTGTGACGTTGTCCAGATTGGCCAGAATGAGTTCCTGATTTTCCAGTGTCGCTGAACCGCCACCGCCACCGCCGGGAGCGTTTTCCAATGCGTTAATGGTGAACTGCCAGAGCAGACCATCGGCGGCGAGTGTGGTGTTTAATTTGTCGGTGACTGCTTTGATTGATCCGATTGAGGCGTTGTCGGGCGCGGTGTAGGATGTTGCTGCCAAGCGAGTTGAGATTGCGGCGTCGATGCGGGCCAGCTCGGTAGTGAGTTCTGTACGGACTGCCGTAGCGTTGGTAACGGCCGAAGGTGGTGCCGTGTAGGATGCTGCTGCCATTCGGCTTGAGATTGCCGCGTCCAAATAGCCTGCCCGTGTTTTTGTCCAGTATGTCGCGGGCTTTTCGTACGACTCAAACGTGCCATCATTCGTTGTGACGTCTGCCATCCATCGCGAGACCGGAATTGTGCTGCTGAATCCGATGATCTCATATTCTGCAATCGTCAAATCGGTGAACGTGGCAGCATAGGTGCCAAGGCGGTTGGTTGCCTCGACCACCGCTGATGCTGTTTGCACGACTGTATCAGACCCGGGCACAAAGACTTTCGCCGTGAGTGTTCTGCCGGGTGCCGCCCGAAACTCAATGATCTGTACCATTAGACCGCCTCAGTTTGCGTTGACTCTACCGGCTCCTGCCATGCTGCCTTCAAATCGCCAACAACAATCGTCGACCCGTTATGGATTGTCACAGTGAACGCAGGTGTGTGGTATCGCTCAGCTAATCCGCTGCCGTAAGTCTGCACAAACTTTTCAGCAGACTGAATGATCGCCAGTGCCGTAGTTTGCGGCATTGCGTTGATGATTGCCTGCATTTCTGCGGTCGTGTGTCGAGAGCCTTTGGGTGGCCATTGGACGCCCCAGAAATCCTCATAGGTGCCGACATAGGCCGCAACGATTTGCTCCTCGGCCTGATTGTACCGGAGTATCTTGTTGGCCGCAAAAACTTCGGCTGTGTTGTCTGGGACTGGTGGAACTGGTAAAGGCATTATGCAATCAATCCTAATTCTTGGAGTCTGTCAATTAGTGCGTTAATCGCCGTCCGGGCTTCCGCGTCAACTGTAAGGCCGCCTGATGGATCTGCTACGGTGTCTGGCCTGTCAACGGGAGTTGCACCGTAAAATCCCAGCAGTGCGGTCGATGCGTCGCCGATTCGCAGCCCTCGCAGCGTACCGCCTGCTGATCCCTTTTCGGTCGTGATTGTGCAGACGTTGGCCGACCAGCCAATCGATACCCACTCGTATGATGTCGCGCTGGTCCAAGTGTTACACAGACGCGATGTCTGTGCGTTAGTGCCGTTCCGCTGATTTAGTGTTCCCGCTGCGTCTCGTTCAAGCCGAACGTCGTCTGAACTGCCAAGCCCAAGCCACGCAATACGCTGAATCGGCAAATTGTTCATTCTCAGATTATTTGTGTCGCTCGTGACTATATTTCCTCCACCCCACGACAGCCATTGGAACGCGGGTATATTCACAGTGCCAGAAATTGTAGCGCCGCCAAATGCGGCAGGCCCGCTAAACGTCTTGTTGCCTGCAATTGTCTGCGCTCCGGTTGTGACTAATCCTCTCGCCGTCGCACTGGCTGACGGAATCGCAAACGTATGTGCTGTGCCGCTCGAAGTAATCGCAAAATCGGTGCCCGTCGTCGCAACGGCAAAGGTCTGTGTCTCACCCGTCAGCCCGTTTAGACTGCTGATTCCGGAGCCACCACTGGCCGCAAGTGTCCCGCCCGTGAATGTCAGCCCCGTGCCGATTGTGACACTGCTCCATGTGTCAGCAGCGGACCGGTAATAGATGTTGTTGGTCCCGGTCAGGGCAGCCAATGCAGTCAGGTCCGCGTCCAGTGGCTGGTAGGTTGTCGCTGCGTTTGCGATTGTCAGATAGTCGGTAATGGCGCCGTTCTGCGTGGCCAGTGTCCCCAGCCCCAATACAGTGCGTGCCGCTGCTGCGTCAACGGCAGTCATCACCGCACGCCCGACCGTGGTTGTGTCGATAATCTGTGTGCTTAATAGGGCCTCGATTCCCATCAGTCGTCAACCCCCAAAGCCTTAGCAATATGCGCCATCATCGCATTAATCACTTCGCGCGAATTCCGCAAATTCTCGGCCTTAAAACGGCTCGCCCAGCCCGCTTCCCCCATCAGCGGAGAAGGACGCGAAAGGATCGCCGCCATTGGCTCGCCAGCCTCGCAGGCGAATAGCTGATCCTCCAGTTCCGCTTGTCGTTTGAGCATTGCTTTCAGGGTCAGCATGTGCGCCCGTAGTTGCCCTCGCTCCAATCGGCACTTCAGCACATACGGATCGGCCGCCGGCGCTGTACTGCTCTCGTTCAACCCGGAGACCGTCGCCAAGGTCTGCTCTGGTTGTGCTCGTAAGATAGACTCTTCCACTGACGTTCTCCCCCTGACTTTTTGCTGCCAGAATTGTGTTACAGACTTGAACCGAGTGATAGCCATACGCTGACAAAATCCCCGGCGATAACGCCAGCAGCAATCGGCTCAAAACCTTGCCGTAGTCGCACCACCGATATGCGTGAAATATACCGGCCCCTGCCGCGAAGCATAGCCATGAAAACGCCAACGCCCGGTAAAATTCTGTGCTCAGTTCCATACCAATGACACTCCGTAGCATACTGCCACAACTAACAGTCCTGCTGATGCCGAATACACCAACCAGCGCAAGTCCGGCCCAATGTGTGACAGCAGAGTCTGCGCGGTTTCTTTATCAACCGAGCCTTCAAAGCCTGGCAGATTGATGTCGATTCCGTCGTCTTTTTTTTGTTGCTCGTCACCCATCGCCACCGTTCCGGCTGGAGTCCTTTACTTGTTTGCACCACTATGCTAGTCGCCAGAGGCTCCGGACGCAACACAATCCGACACGATGCCGCTCAGCGTCCCCCGCGCGTACCCCGTCCGCGTGACCTGCTTCCCGCTTGCGTCGACCCATCGAAAAGCCGGAACCTGCCCCGAGAATTTGACGAATCGAATTTCCACCGGCAATTCCCCCGCTGTCGCCAGATCCGCTTTCAGCACCTTGCATGGTGCGCACCATTCTTCAGTGTGAATCTCAAGTACCGGCTTTGCTGCTGCTGCCTTTGGTGCAGCTTTCGCCTCCAGATCGCTGACACGAGCTTCCAGTGCGGCCACACGACTTGCCAGTGTGACCGCGTCCGCAATCGCTGACGGCGACTCGTCCGCAGATTGAACCCACGGCAACACCCCGAAGCACGCCGTAAAAATCAAAACGTATAGCGTCCGCATCAGAAGTACCCTCCCCCGCTTGTGATTCTGTCATACCGTTCCACCATTTTGTCAGGTGCCAACAAAAAGCCCCCGAACGGCTCGCACTGGTCTTTCTGGAGCTGATCGTAACAACGTCGGCTCATCAGGTAGTAGCCATCGCCGTGTGAGTTCCAAACGCACAAATACCACTGGCCGCCGATTTCTTCAGCCCAGATAATTTCGGTCGCATGCCCACCGCCGGAGCGTGGGGCCGAATCCATACAACGCCGATTGCCGACTGTCTTCCAATTCACATTCCAATACGTGCCGATGTGAATGCTCGAACCTGCAGCCACAGCCGCTAACGCCCCGTCCCAGTCCGGCATTGGCCCCGACTCTGTGACGTGGGTATCCTCAATCTTCAGCCCGCTGCAGTACCGCTTGAACTCGGTCGAACTCCTGCACCATCGCGAGTACGGCCATGCGGATTCCATTGGAATTCCCGCAGTCAATCCCAGTTTAGAAATGCCATCGACCAGCAACCGCACGCCGCTGTGAATCGACGTGCCTTGATCCTTTCCGACCTGCCCTTCGCTCATCAGGAATTCACTGGCCTGATAGGCAAACATCTCCGACAATGTCGGCATGACCTGACGCCCTGAACAGTACCACGTGCGGTATTCCTCGCCGTTCGCCGCTGCGTTTCCCTGGCAGTCATTTCTCTGCTGACGCTCGACCTGCATCACCTTTAGCGGACTGTTTTTTGGATCTCGCAATACGTCCAAATAACCGCTGAAGTCAGACGCCCTGACAACAGACACCGACAACGATTCAGCAACTGCTATCCGCTCTTCGGTCGTCGGCCTGACCAGCTCGCTACTCCCTGGCATTGGCATACCTCCTGATCCATGCAGCCTGCTTTTGTGCGGCCCATCCATCGCCACCAAACGCCACAGACTCAGCCCGAAGCAATGGCAGAAAGGAATCCTTCCGTGCCTGCAGATTCGCCGCACCGAACCATTCAGCAGCCATCGCTTCGGACGTGATTTCCCCGCGTTCAAGCCTGTCCGCCAAGTCTCCCTGTGCCGCTCGCCACGCCCGCTCATAAGCCCGGAAAGCCACAGCCACGTCATCGGCTGGAATGTCCGGCTTTGGTGTGATCGGATCGACCTGCTGAATTGGCCTGACCGTCAGCACTCGCCGTCGCATGTCTGACAGATCCTGACTTCCCGCAGGTAAGATTATCAGCTCAACAGACCCCGCTGCCAGTCCTCGCAAGACGTACCCGTTCGCCCTCGTGACTTGCCGTTCTTCCAGACCCCGACCACCTGCGAATTTGCTGAAAATAACCGACCCCGATTTTACGGCAGTGACCTGCACGACTCCGGGAGGTGACGGAATAACATGCAGGCCACTGTCCGATTGAATCAGGTACAGCTCGTCGGTCGCAAACTCATCGACTTCAGGCGGTTGAGGAGCCTCCTCGATCTCCTGTTTCGGCGGTCGCATGCCTTCAGGAAAGTCGATTGTGGGCGGTGTATCCTGCAGCCACAGCAAGCAGAAAAACAGCAGACGCATAAATCAGGCTCCTGTCATCGCACAGCATTCGCCAACCATTGCGGCAGCGGATTCCGGCCCCATCGACACAAACTCAGAAATCGACTTGTCAGCCACTCGCAAGGCTGCAGGCTTGTCCAGCGAGAACCTACCAAGATCTGCCGGACGGCCTTCAGTCTTCGCCTTGCGTTTCTCGGCAACCTGCAGCTTCTTCAGTTCGACCAAGATCCGCTTCGCCAGCTGCTCACGCTGCTGCTCAGCCTTGCGGCCATTGTGAAATTCAGCAACAGACGACTGGACCTGATTATCATGTTTCAGGCCCCGGCATTGCTTCACCCAACCAAAGATCGTAGGAACGATAGTCCCAATAATCAGGCTGATCGTGAGGGGTTCAATCTGCGTCTTTTTGCCGTCATCGCTGGCAGAAACCAATGCCCCAATTTTGCTGACAACAGAACCCAAAAAGTCACTCAGTGTTTTTGAAGCCATCTTTTGAAACTCCAGATAAAAGTCGCGTAGAACCTGACGCCTGCCCACATGGCAACACGTCTCCATTTTTTCACGCCTGCGTCCTTCAGCAATCGCAAAAATACCGCGTCTGCAATTATGCGGTCCTCGATGCAATCAGACAACTCGCAGAGTCTATCGTGCCACAATGAGGCAAGGCGAAACTCAGGCGATAGCGGTTTGCCAAACAGCCACCAGAGGCAGCGGGGGATCGACGCACCGTCCCAACGATAACCGTCAAACAGGCTCAGCGTCATCCAGTATGAGTTACCACAAACAATCTGGCGGTATATGTCGGCAGTCAGTTCGAGGTATGTACCGTCGCCGCAGACTGGCAGGTCGTTTCCGTTGTCGGGTTTCATCGCTTACCCCCGTCGTACCACACGGCGTGCCCGGCGCGAACCATCTCGGTTGACACCTCAAGCTGATCACCCATGCCAGACAACACTGTGATGCTCACCAGCTCTCTGCCGTACTTGTCTGGCCCATGCGTCACGATTGATTTAATTCCACGACACAGCAGGCTGCTGAGGTATTCCGTTGCTGCGTCACCAGCGGCTTTGGTTTCGCCTTCGCACTCCGGTGCGTCGATGCCGACCAGACGGAAATCGCGTCGTGTGTACTGCCGGAATCCCATGTCAATTTCGAGTGTCACCGTGTCGCCGTCTTTGACTTCCAGCACCGTAACGTGCTCGTATCGCCAAACTTTTTTTGGTTTTCGGCTGGCCATAGTAAACTCCAGGTCTCCGCCGCTGACTGAGATCTGACGCAAGGCGGTGACGGTGTCCTGCGGATCACGCTTGCCAGCGGCGGAGCCTGATCGGTTGGTTCACTGAGCCACTATTTGCCTCTGTCTCGCTGTCACCTGTCACTGTCACCACGTCACGTCACGTCAGAACTATTGCCGTAAGCATGCCAAAAAACAACGGCACGGCGCTCTGAATTCGCATTTCCTCCATGTTGCTGAATTTCTGCGATTTGCTGGCCAGATTGGCCGTCCGGAATGGTCGCGCAACAGTTGCGCCTTGCGTTGCGCTGCAAAAAACACGGTTTCACTAATGAAAACACTGCAATTCTGAAAAGTGTTGCGCTGTTGCGCTACTTTTGCCGAACGCATACGTCTATACGGGGTCACGTGCCTGAATATATATGAGTGAGAGAGTGAGTGTGTGTGAGTGCCGCGAGCCTCGCCGGCAGGCGCAACAGCGCAACATTTACCTATCTACTTACACTAACTACTACTACTATAACGCTTTACGACTATCCAATAGTGTTGCGCTTGGATTTTTCGGTAGCGCAACAGAGCGCAACAAACCGGGCTTACCACTCAAATTTCTGGCCAAAGGGGTCTGTCCGTCCACTATTCTGTCCACTGGCCTGCTCGGGTTCCGGGTCAGATTTCAGCTTTCCGAAAAGCGAACGAGGAATACAAATGTACCGTAGGGAGGTTTTTCCCGACCTCCTTACCACTCGTGACACTCCCGGGATCCGGGAAAGAATCTGGTCAATCCGTTTCCCCTTCCAGTCGTGAGTCAGAAGGTATCTTAGGGCGAGCGATTTATTGAACAGTACTGAATCACCTTCCACGATCACTCCAACGGCCTCCAGAGCCTCTTCGACGGGAGTTTGATACCGAGACTCAAGAGCGCTGGCCAGTGACAGCCTGCGGCCTCCTGCGACCTGCACCTGTGACAGCATCAGTTCGTGCAGCAGGGACTCCGCGTCCGACTCCACCTGATCAGACTCGGAAATCCCATCCAAAGCCCGCAGGAACAGCGCCAAGGCCTCTGTCTCGCTCATCCCGACACTTACCGCATACATCGACACAGGGACCGCGTAGGACTCGCACACGCGACCGTGGACGCCATCGGGGCGACGAGCCAGGCAATAATCGGCAACCTCTCGAGCGCGACGGACGTTGACAATTGCGGAAGCGGCAAGGCGGCGACCCAGAGCATCCAGTGTCTCGTTGTCTGGCACATCGATTTTCTGATTCGTTTTCTGCAGCTCAATCACGATGAACCGGCTGGAGTCTGCTTCGGTCAGCAGGCCCGACTCGATCGACGCACACCAAAAAATGTGCTGCAGCTTGAAGGCAACATGCCCGTGCTGGCCAGCTGTGCCACGAAAAACTTCGTCACCGCGTCCGCTGCTCCGGATCATCTCAAAGATTTCGGGGCGGTGTTTGTTCTTTTCGAGCTCGTCACAGAGCGGGATCCGGCCCGAATTCCGCAAAGCCTGGCGGATACCTGCGGCGGAGGACTGGGCGGAGTTGGCTTCCAAGGCCCCGAAGATCGCGGCCAGCGCGTGCATCATGGTGGTTTTGCCAGCGTAGGCCTGACCGATCAAAAACACCTGTGGGCGCCATCGCCAGAGGGTTTGGACAAAGCTGGCCATGACAAGCCCGGTCAGTACCTCAGGAATCACCCCGTCAGGATTCCTGAATGTCCATTTGGCAAACAGGCCTTGAAGCGCGAACACATCATCGACGTGAAGTCTGCCAGGCTGTGCACCGACACCGCAAATCTGTTCCGCCAATTTTGGCATGTCGATCCATTCACAGCGGTCACCCACGTCATACGCCTGATTTCTGAACACCGGATTCTGCGATACGCTCAGCTGTGGACTGCCGTTGAGGATTCCCAGCTGCCGACTCGACACGATCACCAGATTGCAGCCGGATTCCCACACACCGACGCCCCGCTTTTCGGTGACTGCTGAAGTCTGCGCAGCCACTGAGGCAATGGCGAGCTTGACCTGCGAGAGGGTAAACTGCCCAGAATCGTCCCCGGTCCGCTGAACATGGATCATTATCGGGTGACCGGCAGCCAATACGAGTTGTTCGTATTTGATCGCAGAGGGATCCTTGAAGCGTGAGAACTTGCGCGTTGCGTCGCTGAAGATCTCAATTGCCGAACTGGTGTCCTCAGCTGCACAGTAGATGATTCCAAGTGTGTCAAGAATCGCCTTGTGCATCCGCAGGTGTTCGGGAATCACAATCGGATCCGGATCATGTACCAGCTGTGTAGACGCGGGAATTGCAATCGCCACCGCTGCGGACCGTGGCGCGATTGGATCCGGCTCCCACCGATCAGACTGCAGGGCCCGGCCTCTCTCTCCGGGGGCCTTGTCCGAGTCCTGCAGTTTGTGCAGCAGCTCACGATCGGACCACGGGGGGCTGCATCGCTCATTCCATTCCGCCAAAATCGGCAAGGCGTCTTCAACACTCAAATCGAAGTCGCGGACCAGCACACAGGCGGCGTGGAATGTCACATCATGCCCGGACTCACCGCTGACTGCCGGCGGGATCTTCGTCAGATACGCGGCAGCGCGATCCACAATCGAGCGGCGCGGCTTTGTTCGTGATTTTTCGCGGGTTGCTTTGGGCTTTTCTTTCGGCGCGTCTGCAGCCAGTGCTTCGATTTTCGACCAATCACAGACGTGGATTGTTTCTGGCACACTGACCAGTTCACTGACGCGGTGCGGGCGTTCTGGCGAATGGTCTCCTTTGCGTGCCACAGTGCCATACAGCTTGCACAACCTCGCGGCGTTGAAGACTTTGGTGTCAACTGTTACTGCCCCGTTGCTGAATCGGTTGGACAGCTCCCGCAGTGCGTTTCTGATCGTCTCCGTTGCCGCTTCGTTGTTCGGGACGTCGATCCTGTAATGCAGGTGCCAGCCGTTGCCAGAGCTTGCCATGATCGGGGCGGGGAATGCACGGCTTGCAAGGAACAGGGCCACCGCGTCGGCTGTCGCTTTGGCGGCCATCCACTCAGCTTCGCTCGACGAAATCCCTGCGGGCCGCTTTGGATCGCAGTCGATGAAAAACCATCGGCGGCGCGTGATGTCGGCATCAGAGGCAGTGCTGTCGATTCGCTCCGCAATTCGGTTACTGGCTCGGTTCTGCAGGTCTGGGGCAAACTCATTCAGCACAAAGTAAATGCCAGAGTTTTTGGGGTGCATGGCGTGGCCAGCAATCGCCCCCGCTGCAATCTCGTACCGCGAAAAATACCCTGCATCCGTGCGGCTCTTGCTCCCGAATGCGTTAATGATCCGAACCTCTGCGACATTCCCACCGCAGAACAATTCCAGCGTGCGGCGCACTTCAGCCGCGTTGAATGCAACAACCATTTCGCCTCCAGCGTGTATTGACCACTGGCTGCGGTGCGAGCGCAGCCCGTGGCATATCCGGGGTTTCCGGACGGGAGTTCGAAACGGATACACGCCACAGACTCGCACTCTGTCGCGTGGTTATGTCGTCACCAATGCTTAACTAAAAATCTGATCCAGTCGATTCTGCCACGACTGCTCAGCCTGCTGTCTCTGCTGCTGCCACCAAAATTTTTCCAGCAGCCGAAACGTCACCTGCTCCGCGTGGGCGCGGCCCTCGCAGAACCACCAATGGACGCCAGGGTAATCGATCTGCCACTGCAAAACTGTGCGGAAGATCGATCTGGCCCGGGCTCCGTGTTCGTGGGTGTCCTGGAAGAAGTCCCGCCATGGATGCTCCACAACCACAGCGGCAAATTCGCAGCCTTCGGAGAGCCTGCGAATCTCACCCTCGAATTCTTCGCGACGGCCCGCCAACGAACTGGGCAGGTCATCGCCTTTACGCTCAATCTGAATCAGATGTTCCATCCCGTCGATTGAATAATCCGCCAGCCCAATCGACCATTGAGAACGGCGGGTGGTGGGTATGGCAATCGCGTTGTTGTCGCTGTCCAGAATGTCCGCAAACTGAAACGGGAGTGTTTCATTCACATCGATCACGATCGTGAACGGGCACACTCCACGAGCTTCAGCTGGATCACTAGGCGGCGTCAGGGCCTGCAGCCAATATGCCGGCGGATTGTCGTTTCGCAGTGCAACCTGATGGCGTGCCAGATGCAGCCTAAGCTTATTCAGAAACACCTTGCCAATTCCCTGCACCGCAAGAATTTCAGCAGCCTTCACACTGCGGAAATCTTCAAGCTGCCGGATCCGGAACAGGCTTGCTATCGTCTTGTACGCTTGGCTTTTTAGGTTCATTTCGCGTCATCCCAGCAATCACAAGTGTTCCATGTTCGCAATTGATCTGCAGTTTTTCGCTGTCGTCTGTTCTCAGGTCCAGCCGCAAATCTTCCGGCAATGATTTGATGGAATCCAGAAGCAGCTCCGCCGAAATCGTCAACTGTTTGTCCTCAATCACCATCACGCACCAACCATACCCAACCGATTTTCCGATAGGGCTCACACTCATGGCATGCAGGAAAGGCGGATCATCAAGCGCCATCCCGGGACTGCCGTCTTTCCGAAACTTCAGGTCGACTGACGAATCCTGTGCGTCAGCGACAACGGCAGCGGCCTTTACGGCGTTCTGCAGCACATCGGACTGAATGGCGGCGAATGGCTCACCTTTGCAGGTTGTGGCCTTCACGTTGGGGAATCGGCCTTCCAGCAGCTTTGTAACAACTCGCATGCCGCCGGCCTGAAACTGGATCTGCTCACCAACCTCGAACACTTCGACCAGCTCAGCCTGATTGCACAGCGTGCGAATGGTCTTAATGCAGTCCAGCGGGACCACAATTCCTCGCTTACCAGTTTTGTCGGCTTTGCCTTCGGCGTTCAGCGTTGCCTGCGTGAGGGCGATTTGTTTTCCGTTTGTGGCCTGAACCAGACATTTCGAGCCCCAATGGAATTCAAAATACACACCGCCCAGAGCGTACCGGCTGGATCCATTCTCTTTATCAACCGCATGCTCGACGAACTTCAGCGCCTGTAGCAGCTCCACAGCTGGCACACTGGCCACACAGTCATTCGACCAATTTGCTGAGGAATAATCGTTTGGATCTTCCGTTGGGAACTCCCATCGATCATCTGCAATCCTGACACTGATTGTCTTGTCGTCAGCCTGCTGTATCAACACCTGCTCACCATGCTCTGCCTGAAGTGCCTTCAGGATCTTCGGAGACAGCATCACACAGCCTGTGTAGTTGCTCTCAGCCACGAGTTGGTACATCACTGCCGTCGTGTCATGAATCGCTTCCAGCGTCACGCCGTCACGCATGACATTTAGCAAGATGGACTGCGTCCGCGTGCTTTTCGCCGCGATTGGAATGCAGATTTTCAGCGCTACCGCCAACGCTTCTCGATTGATCGTCACCGTCTTAATCACGTCACCGCTCCCGCAAAAACCTCATCCACCGTCAGCTTCCGACGCGCGCCGGAAATTCGCCGAATTTCATCCACCAACAGGGTCACGCGTCCTGTCAGTCCGTCACGTCTCATAGATTGCTGCACCGTCGATGGGGATCCCACAACGAAGGTGGCCTTCTCGGCTCGGCTGATTACAGTGTAAGTCCAGTTCCGGCTTTGCACCATAGCGCCAGCACGATCGACCAGCACAATCACCCAAGGCCATTGCGAACCCTGTGACCTGTGACCGCTCAGGCAGTAACCCAGATCCCAGTCGCCGACCGCTCCGCGTGATTGCTCCCCTTCGCCGGACTGGTTTTCCGCGCTGGCCGCGGAGTAGGTCACCAGAACTTCCCGGATTGGATCCTGCAGAAGAATTATCATTTTCCCGGGCTGAATGTCTCGGACCATACCAAGTTCACCGTTGGCGACAAAATGAACTGTGAGTTTATCGTTTGCGTCCGGATAGGCTCCATTCTTAACGCACACCACCTTATCGCCGACCAGAAAAGGATTGCCTTTGATCGGTGTTTTATTGGGATTCAGCATCGACTGTAAACGCTTGTTGAGTTCCGTTCGCCGGTCATTTTTGGCGCACAACACCTGCACATCTTCAACAATGTTGTTGGTGAGCTGTCCAAATCGCTCCAGCATGTTTTCCACCGTGCTGATGGACTCCTCGTCTGAACACTGCACCAGAATCAGATTGTCCCCGGCGTCTAAATCCATCGAAGCAACGGACAGGAATTTCTGTTCATCGCGTATTGCTGCACAACACCGCACAATCAGGCCAGAGTTGCGGCGAATCTCTGTCAGCCTGCCCGTGGGAAGCACCTCCTGCAGATCCAGAAACGGCCTGCCGTGACCCACCGGCGGAAGCTGGTTCGAATCACCGACCAGAAGAATGTGAGTCTGCACCGAACAGGCCCGCAACAGTGCCGCCATCAAGTCCGTGTCGATCATCGAAGATTCGTCGATCACCAAAAAGCGAAACGGCAGCGGGTTCCTTTCATTGTGCAGGAACGAATATCCGCCCGACTCACCACCCGCCGCAACTCCCAGCATTCGGTGAATGGTCGACGCCTGAACCATCACACCGTTGGCCACGAGGCTTTGCGTCATGCGAACCGCGGCTTTTCCGGTTGGGGCTGCAACACCAACTGTATCCTGGCCGTGTTCCTCCATGATTGCTTTCACGATACAGGCCACCGAAAACGTTTTACCCACACCTGGCGAACCTTGCAGGCACCCGTATCGCTGAGACGTTGAGATTTCAATTGCGGCCAGCTGGTGGCCTGACAGTGGTTTTCCCGGCGGGGCTTGTCGCTCAATGGCTGCGATGGTTGGCCATTCCAGATCACCGTTCAGCTTCGCATTCCCGACCGCAATCGCAATGTCCGTCTCGTGGGCTGCAGCTGGCTCACAGGCCACAAACTTCCCGCAGTTACTGACTCGCAACATGCCTTTATGCTGTGCGAGAACCAGCGTTTCGGCAGCGTTTGCCCGCGATCCAATGAGTCCGTTGAGTTTGCCGCTCATGTGGTTCACTGAATGCCACGTGCTGCCACTGCTGCGCGTCTCGCATGAGACCGCGTCAAACAGGGCGTGGAGCTGACGAAACGGCCCGGCCATTGCCTCCGCCAACTCCTCAGCCGTTTTGCATCGCTCACGAACCAGTGCACAGTACAACTGGTCGGCCAGCTTGAAGCCAACCCCGCGAAACTGGCAGAGATGAAACGGGTTTTTTCGGATCTCAACAGCAGCACCGGCACCAAATCGGCGGATCACCATGTCGACGATTTTCTTCGGGAACTTGTACCCGTCGAACAGCTGTATCAGGTCGATCTTTGTGCGCTGCGTGCTTCGCTGCTTTTGCAGGATTCCCGCAGCAATTGCGGCCTTCGTCGCATCCCAGAGTTTAATTCCATCAGCGGCTTCAGCCGGGTTTTCAATTAGCTTTTCCACCGCCTCGACACCGTACTTTTCGACCAGCGCCTCAGCCACTCGCATTGAGATGCTGCCGCGCTCAACACCACGGCATTGCATCAAGTAGGCCACCACAGCTTCAGGGTCAAGCGGGGTTTCTTCGACGAACGAATTGAAGGCGAACTGTCGCCCGTATTTCGCGTGCGTCGTGTAGTGCCCGAACAGCCGATACTGCAGGCCTTTGTTGAACGCTCCATCAGCTGCCACGCCACGACACCGAAGGGTTTGCCGGTTGGGCAGCTTCACGGTAATGACCACGGCCCGATTGTCTGGGCCGTCATTCTCAAACACATAATCCTCGCTGCAAAATACTGCAGTCAGTTCCTCGTTCCGCATGTGTCACCGAATCCTTTTGATTGTAAATTTCTGCCCATCAAATTCTTCTGTCTCGTAAATCGCCGCGTCCACCACGTTCTGCGTGAATTGCTTGTTTAGGGATCTCAACAAATTATGGCGAGCCCCTGAATGACCCTCAAATTGTCGAATCTCACCGGCTGGCCAATTATCGACGCGGTACACTGGCTTGTCTGCCACCCGCTTCACGCGAGTTTTATTCGGGTCATCGGTGGTCACAAACCGGAATTTGCGGTTCGTTTCCCTCATGCGTTTGCGCTGCCTTTCAACGCATCGATACGCAGCAAGGCGATTACAATCGACAACAATTTCCTCACCAATGGAGAGCGACCAAATCCGGCGGCGAATCTCACTCCGAGTCATACACACGTCACAATTAAACCTGATCTGCCCGCGCTCGTGTTTGATAATCTCCACGCATGAAGACCAGACACGGATTTCAGTGGACCATCCCGGACCAGAAATGCGAATCTTTTCCGCCAGATCCATTTTCCAGTCTAACAACTTCCATCGATAATCAGCTTGTGCCGTTCTGGCTTCTGCGTCCCAGTACCAGCACAAAATTTTGCCATCGCTGTCAATGCCAGGAATCACGCGGCTTTCATTGATTGCCCAGTCGGTCCGGTCGATTGCTGCGGGATCGATTTTGAACCGCACCCACAGCTCAGCCAATCGCCTGCCATTAGAGACCACCTTAGATTCCGTGCGACCCACCACCGTCAGCATTTTGCCGGATGCTCGCAGTGAGTCGTTGAGTCTGCGGAAGCAGCTGCGCCACAGCGGGATATATTCCGGATGGTCAAAGATCTGAATCAGCTGACCAGTTTTGTCGATGTTGATTTGTTTGATCGCCTCAATCATTCTGCGAGCGTCGAAACGCTCATCCTCGGTTTTAGCTCTTCGCACGTTGTCACCTTGTCACCTTGTTGTGGATTGCGTACATCACTTACACCCCATAGTCAAGGATCGCTGGACGGCTCTGCACAGAGCTCACAACGCCCGGCGAGTGAATCGTATGCTTTGCCGCTCCAGAGTCCGGCTGGCTGCACTCCGCTTCCTCCGCACCGCTCGCAAACGTATCGGCGTTGCTCTGTTGGAGCGTCTCCAATCTTTGGTTCAGCGTCCGCCAGTTTTACCGCCCATTCCCATGCGTCATCAGGGCTGTAACGAGGGTTTACAACCAGCACCAACGCAAACCGCCGGACCAACTCGCGGCGTTCTTCCTGCTCTGGACTGACGGTTTTGTCCCGCCATTCGCCGCACCAGTCCTTTAGCCCGACTTCCGGCAATTCAGAGCCGTCGCCAACCGGCGGGTTTCGCCTGCAAAATCCATAGCCGTCATTGTTGGGTGACTCATAAAATCGACACCCCTCACAAACTCGCTTATTCATCCACCACCTCGCAATTGCCTAAAACTTCTTTGTAAATCCGAATCAATCGGTATCCGTGCCACTCACCGCGCCTTACGCCAGCACGCAACGCTTTCGATAGTGTTGCATGCGTTTTGTGTCGGCTCACAAAATCAACCCAACGGCAGCATCCAAGCTCCGGCTCATACTGAAGCACCATTGCCTTAACGTTCACCATTATCATCTCCGCCAGCCGATGTCCGTTTACCGAACTTTTCCAACTCTTGATCAATTAGCCACGCGATATACTTGTGAGCCAGTCGAAGACGACATAAACGCCTCCGCCCGCAGTGCTGACCACATTGACTGCATTTGCCAGCGGATTTTTTCGGCGTCTCACTCATCCCCCACCGCCTTTTTGAGCAAAATCTGTGTCACAGCAATGGCATTCCATACATAGTTTGCATCGTCGTAAAAATTCACTCGATCGAGCGCCGCCAGCCGCCTGACCGCCTCCTGCACCTGCTGCTGCAACTTGTCAAACTCAGCCACCTTTGACCGCAGCAGACAACCCTCACCGCGATACCAAAGCCCGTGCCCAAAATCCCAACTTCCGCACGCCGCACGCCAGCCTTTGCCTTCCGCCGTTGCAGCAGCAGCACCGCAGTATTTACATTTCATTGGCTCGTTCATCGCTACCCCTCCCGCTTAACCACCCGATAAACATAAGTCACCTGAGCCTGCACCCAAAATTCCCGCTCACACGCCTCGCAAACCACCTCAAATTCCTCCTTACAGTCCGCGTCTTGATGCTCCTTTTCTTCGTCGAACTCGTGACCGCATCGAGGGCATTCCATGGTTTACTCCAGATATTCGAACTCAATGCGATTGACTAACGTGTCTGACCCAAACGGAGGCTTCATGTGGTCGCAAAACATTACGACAAACTTACATCCCGTCATTCCCGGAAATCCCTCTTTGGCCGCTTCGCTGTATCCATATTCCATGTCGTGCACCATGCTAGACAATGGCTCTATGCGAGTGCTGACGATTCGAATTTGCCCGAGTCGCTCAATCTTTTCGCCGGGCTTCAGTCCCATACACTTCACACAGGCGTTTACGATGTCGCCGCAATTCAAAAAGCCCCAACCGATGCGACGGGTGACGGTCTTCGTTCGATTCCGAATCTGATCTGTCGTCAGTGCAAAACTCATGTTGCGTGGCATCAATGCTCCTTTCCTTCCTGCTTCCGCTCGTACGCCAGTAGCCGCTCCGCGTAATGCTGAGCCTTCCCAAACTCCTGCACGCGTGAATCACCGGGCTTTCTGCCTGCCCGCAGTGTGTGCTTCAGGATGAACCCTTTGTAAACCCCTCGCATTTCTTCAGGCGTGAAGGTGGCTTCCATCACCGCCAGTGGGTCAAGTCCCATGTCGAGATAATGATCGCCACCAACCTGCCTGCGGACTTCAGAACCACTCATCGCGCAAACTCCTCACCGAAAAAACGGGGGCCGCATTGCGACCCCCAAACATGCCACCGCCGCCACAACAGTTACCAGGGTACTGGCTTGCCACCTTCCTTCGCTGCCCAATCCCTCGCTGGCGCCGCCGTCGCCTGTGGTGTTGTCCACTGCCCAATTACCGCCACACTGCGATTCAGGACCGATGCATTCTTCGGCCAGTCCTTTGTCCGCGGGTCCATGCAGTGCCAGAAGCCAAGCCCTATGTTGCCGATCCTCAGGTACTTCTTTGACGGGTCCTTCTGGTCTGGCTCTTCCGCCAGTTCAATCATGATCGGGCGATTCACCATTGCCTGCATGTCGATCTGCGGACTGGTGCGCTCAGCCTTCCACCGCGCCACGTCCGCCGGCGTGAACAAGCCAGCTGCCATGGCCAGAGTAGTCATCCGCTTCATGGGATGCCCCTTGCCGGTCTTGTCCTGATAAAAGATCGATTCCTCGTGGAACTTGCCCATATCGGTTCCGTTGGTCCATGCTACCAACTCCAGTGTCAACTTGTGGGCCTGCTTGTTTACCCACCCGTACTCAACCCACTCGCGAATCACGGCCATTCCACGGCCAGGCGTCGGACGATCGCCGCCACCTTCCTGCAGACGACTCGGATCTTCTGGCACCTGCGAAAAATCAAAATCAAATCCCACTGTACTTACTCCTAAGAAAATCGAACACAGCCGACTCAACCAGATCGGCCTCGCCATGCGAATCCACCCACGTCGGGGGATATTCGAGAACACGCAAACCAACGTCATAGACCACCGTTGGCCCAACCAAATCAATCAGAGAATGCAGAAGCCAGTGCCAGCGCTCCAACACATGTTCTATGTTCCGCCTCTCGTCTATCACATCACCAAAGTCATGGTGCACGATTCGCCGCCACTCAACGGGACAGCGCTTCACGGCATCTCCCAATCAGGCTGCGGATCTGCCCGCGCGTTGCTTTGTGCGGACTGTCAACCCCAGCGAATGCACACAAACGCCGATGGATTTCGTCCGCTGTAATGCGTGCACCGTTTTCGCCGGGAAACTGGCTCGTCACCGCAACCAGCTCCGTAATCAGCTCAGGTGTTGTCGGCTCGTCATCGTCCGAAACCTTTTTTGCCGCTGGCGATACTTCGCCAGACTCCACATGTTCCGGGGGGATTGTGGTCACGGTGGTTTGCGTATCGTTGACCAAGGTGAATTCTGCGTCAATAACCGTGCCCACATGGTTAGTCACTGGTGTCGGCTCAGTGGTTGCCGTGGGCTCCGCCGCTGGCGATGGGCTCACCTTTTTGCTGGTCCGTGCTGGAGCGGCCTGCGTAACAGATTCACCCACGTCCTGCAGTTCCTCAGGTGTGTAGACGCCAGCCACAATGTGAGGTGCCAAAATCCGAACAGCCTTGCTCACCAGTCGAGCCCGGAGCATCGCTCCCGGGTCCTTCTGCCAATTTGAGTTTGGCTTATCAATGACGTCCGCGCCGTCTTTGGTTTTGCCCAGCATTCGCCGCGCGTCCTCCAGCGAAAACGACATTGGAATTGTTTGACGGCCGAAGGCAAATACCGCAGACGCTGGCTTGCCATGCTCGCCGAGTTCCTGCCACTCAATCGACCCACCAGCCGCCAAGAACTTGGCCGCCATCGCATCCGCTCGCATCGCTGGGCGGCCTTCGATAATGTGGTACGTCCGCACGAACTCCAGCGGTGTAATGCCCTCGCAGAGACACGTGAGAGCCAAGACAGCACCGTCTCCTGGCGTGCTAACTCGCATGATCTGCGACTTAAAGAACTGTTCCCCAAGCTGCTGCACGGCAGCCAATGGGTCAGCGATTTTCGAATATACCGCCATGGCGTTCGCGGACTTTGTTTCCGCCTCAGACAACTTTTCCAAACCAACCGACATGGAACACCTCGCAACAAAAAAACCCTCACACATACCGGACCACGCGGCCCGGCCAACAAACAGAAATCGACTCAGTCCAGCTTCACGTAATCGCGGATCTTGAGTAGCAATTCCCGCTCAATAATCGCGTCACTGTGAACGTACTTCAGTACAGTCTCATAGTCACCAGCCTCGACATGGTCGAGCACCTTATCCCCGCTCATCTCGTAACCAGCTGGCGGCACGATCTGCAGTAGGCGGCACAGCTCCTTCAGTTTCATCGGCTGACCGGCTGGAAATATCGCCGTCATCAGGTCAATGGCCTCGCGGTTCCCGAATCGCCGTCGATCCAGCGGGTTCTGCGTCGGCACTCCCAGCATGATCGAACGCCCGATGATTACTGCATCGTCGAAGGCGTTGATGTTGTAGCCGATTCGCGTTGAGCAGATGTTGATAAAGCCCCACAGCTTAGTCAGCATGGCCCGCTCTTCGTCCAAGTTCCTCGCTACCTCAGCGTAGACTGCGGTAGGAGTGGCCACGCCAATAGCCACGATTCTGCAGCCAAACGGGTTGAAGCTCAGCTTCCGCCATTCCTCGATTTCCGACATATCGCAGCCCGTCAGGATCTCGATTTCATCGTTGATCGCAGCAAGCAATGTTGCCCGGTTTTTGCCCGCGCCTTCAATAGTAGTCAGCTCCCGCAGTTGCGACTCAGCCAGCTTACTCAATACTGGTTTAATGTCCGCGATGGCTCGCTTCAGCAGTTCGGCTAAATCACACCGTACCACTGGCCGCGGCTCCGGCTGTTTGGCCTCCGGCTTCGGCGTGCGAGTCTCATCTGGGACAGTCTCTAGGTCAAACACAAACCAAGCGCGTTTTTCAATCTGCGAAACCTCCGGCAATGGCTGAATCGCTGGGGTTGTTACCTGCTGCGCCACCGGTTGCCCAGTCTTTGCGGGTGGCTTGAATAGCTGATCAAAACTGAATTCCACAACACACCTCCGTCACCAAAAACAAACGCGCCGCACCGTTGCGGCATTACTCCGGCAGCCTTGTGAGGACTGCAGCGCTTCCACCAACGCCAGAACACTCTCGGAGTACTCAGCTGCAGGATTGCGTCATGCCACGCGGGCTCTCTGCAGTCGCCCAACCGATCCGCCAGGAAACGACGGCAGCGGATTTCAGCCCTCGGTCACGGCTGCTTCCTGTTGTATTCGCTGGTCAATTTCCAGCCGGTTTATCGCTACGCCCTGAGCTGCGGTAAATCCCAGTGAAACCCGGTCGTTACTGCAGGCAGTCACCTTGATTTGCACGGCCTGATTGCCAAACCGGATCACAATTTCTTCTTCTTTCCTGCGAGTTAAAACCAACATGAATTCCCTTTCGAAAAAAACCACGCACAGTCAATCATTGACCAAGGAATTTCGGCCCAGCCACCCAGATCCAAACCGGGATTGCGATCTGTCAATTCGCGGTGTGCGTGTTGTGAACAGTGGCCACAATTACCATGAGTCATCATCTGAGGATTTCGAACCGAACACGATCAGAAAACCAATGGCAAACGCAAACAGGATCGAATAAACGTGCGGTTCAGTCACTGGCTCACCTTTGGTCTTTCTTGCGTCAGCAACGCAGCGGTGGACCATACACGACGCACCCACGCCAGTCGTGTTTCCGGATGCTGGTCGTCACAGATTTCCGTTGCCACCCATTCGGTAGAGGCCAACTGGAGGGCAAACATCTCCATTAGCAGTGGTTCTGCCATCGGTTGCTGCGTGCTGGCCTGCGCCTTCAGCTTGTCGATCTGCCCGACCAGAGACCGAATTATTTCCTTTTGTTCAGCAGCTCCCTGCTTCAAGTGCTCGCTGTAGTGCATCCACCCAGCCAGCTGCTGCTCCAGTTCCTGAATCTTATTTTCCTGCGAATTCGTCACTGAGTCACCTTCGTTTCTTTGTTATCTACTACTGCACGAATGTATTCCGACGCTCGCAAATCGCGTCCCGGATCCCACGGCCATGCAATGGCATGCTTTCCACCGCTGATTTTATTCGCTGCGTCTTTCGCTCCCTGCCGGGTTTTCGATCGAATGTACCAGACGCCCAGCCGCTTGCGACGATTGCCATCGGCGAAGCAGGTGACTTCCCACGTGAAGCCCGTTGATTGCAGGAGTTGCTCAGTCATTGTGGCTCTTTCATGAAAAACACCCCGCCACCGCGGCGGGGTTATCGCACCTGTCGCAACAGCTGGGCTATCGTCCCGCATCCTCTTCCGCTTCGCGTGCCTCGCAGCATGCCGCACCACCAGCTGCATAGGCCTGCAGCAGCAGTTGCATCGCCTCGGACCAGCCGTCAGCGGACTCGCCTGGATCTTCGCCGAGAATCCTGCAAGCGTCGTCACCGCCCACGCCTTCGATCATCCACGCATCCCAGCCACCACTCGGAATGCAGTTGCTACCGGAATCCTGGCAGCACTCGTCTGCGTTCTCGTAGCCGGTCTGGTATGCCTTCACGACTCGCTCACCAAATTCGGTGATTCCCATGGTCCAGTGCTTGCTGTCGTAGGCCATGCCGGTCTTTGAATGCACGGGCATCGTGATGTCAATCAGCCCGGCAGACTGCAGCTTAACGAAGTGCATTGACCACTCTGTGAAATGCTGACCAGCTTCGTTGCGCGTGGTCAGGTTTACCAGTTCCGTGAAAGCTTCGGCTGGAAGTGCGTTCATTTCTCGAATCCCTAAGAAGTTCGCCAGCTACCTGCTGGCTTGCGTGTCACCTTGTCGTTCGCACCGTCTTGCGTCGACACCGGTATATTAACACTTTCGGTAAATGAAACAACCCCGTTTCACCGCATTTCGTTGAATTTTGCAAAAATCGACGAAAACCACATTAAACCCAGTGTTTTCACGGTTGCAACGGTCTCAGGAAAACCCGCTGCATCAAATTTTCCGGACTGCAGCCCCACAAAATCACCTCCGGAAACGGGAACACGCCCGCCCGATACAGGTCTGCCGGCTGATTGATCGTGCTCCCATCTGCAGCGTCGTACGACTGCCAGACGTTGTATGGTGTCGGACTGCTCACCGAGGATGGCGCAGTACGTGGATACATGGACCACCTTCGCAAGTCGTCGCCTTGCAAAATCGTGGGCCGTCCCGCAACTGGTGGCTCTGAAGGCGGCTCTGCGAATAACGCACCCGGCGGAAGGTATTCGTTCGCCTGGATGGTGTACAATTTCCCCGTCCATTTCGGGTGTTCGCGCTGCGATCCGAACCAGAAGAAGCCACCCTGTGCACCAGTTGCAGATTGCAGATTTCGCCTTGTGCAAAACTGCCAGTTGTAGATGTCGAAGAAAATCCGCTGGGCTTTTTCGGGGCCCTCAGTCGCGATCAGATCGTCCAGAAATTGCTGGTCAGCGTAGGGCGATAGATAACCTGTGGTCTGCAGAATGCGACGGCAAACATCGATTAGCGTCTCCCCATCAGTGCCGTAAACACCGAACAGATAAGGCACCCCGATCGCATCGAAACACCCCCGATTGTCGCTGTAATTGGCGGGGGCCATCGGGTCATCAAGTGCCCCCGGATGCAGCCAGCCCGGCATCGGATTCCATGGATTGCAGATCGTGGATGCGTGCATACAGCGCCTCAGTGTATCGGTCGAAAATCGGCTGCCGTGAATAGATCCGCGTGCGGTCAAAGCGTTTCAGCTCGTGGTTGCGGTACCACTCACAATCCCCGGGACCATCAGCCAGTGATTGCCCATGATAGTTGTTGGTGTGCCACCTGAACACATACGAGGGCGGCGCGAACTCGCACGGGTCAACCGTGCGGCCAGCTGCGGCAAAGTGGCTCATCATCTGCTGATCAAAATTCGCCTGATCGGTCAGCGGCCACCCACAACGCTCTGCCCAATGCGTGCGAAGGAATGCAATCGATCCGTGAAACCGCCCGTCAGCCTTTTCGGTGATCCAGCTGCCCGGGTTGCATCCATAATCACTCAGCACTCGCGACGGCTTCGAGTAATCGCCGTCGGCCAGTGCTTTGACGTGGGCGCTGGTATGCCACGGAAGGAATGAATCGTCATCTTCTGCCACAATGATGATATCCGACTCGTCACGGGTTTCGCACAGCCCCACCAGCGCGTTGAATTTTGCCGGCAAGCTGTTGAATCGCCTTCCAATCGAAACGATCTCCCAGCTGTCTCCACGGCATTCACGCGAATACTGATCAGCATCGTCGAGAACCAATAGCCGTAAATGCTCCCGAGGGTAATCCTGTGCGAGAAAGCACGCCAGCAAATTTGAAAGCGTTTCCGGCCTGCAATAAGTCGGTGTGATCCAAGTTACAAGCGGTGTCAGTTTCGGCATCTCAGTATTCCACTCCAGTGTGTTCCCTCAACGTGATCGATCCGGCTCAAATAGTGCGCGTGGTCCGGAAGCAAATTATCAACATCCAAATACCATGGCAGGTGTTTTGCCTGGGCCATCCAGCAACGTTCAGCTGGATAATATCCACGCCAGTCCGGCGTGCGATAAATCGCCAGTGTCGTGTCGATATCGGCAGCGTGAAAGCCCTTCACAGTGGTGTGCTGCCAGAACTGGGCTTCGTGTAATTTCGCCTTCATTGCCAGCGGTGTGTCCGGCAAGTCATGAAGCGACAATGCGGAGCCCACCTTAATCAAATGTTGCTGACTTTGCAGTCGCTCGAGCATCATCGGAATTTCGTCACCAGTCCAGTGGTCGATACTCAAATCGCCGTCACTGACCAAGTAAAACGGATACAAGTTGCGGACTGGGAAGCGAGTCCAGAAAGCCCGGCAGCCATCGTTTCCGCCATAGCTGACTGAGATCCCGCCAGGCAGTTTCGAGTAGGCTTCCAGCAACGGCTTGTAGGTCGAATGACAGTCAATAATCGTAACACTACTGACTGATTTCATTTCGCGCAGCTTCTTTGCCATCTCAATCACTGAGAGCAAATCACGCGCGGTCAAGAATGCGGGGATCCTCACGAGTCACCTCAGCAGAACAGAGAGAGAGCGGGGTAGGCCTGCGGATTGCTGGCCAGTGTCGCGAACTGTGCGGCGGTCAATCGTCCGTCGCGGGATTCGGCCAGCTGCGTGTCTTCATTGATGCCGTAGATGTAGTGGTTCCGCAATCGATCAAGGCTTAGCCCAAGTTCTTGATGCCCCAGCATGTAGTTGCGAACCTTGCCATGTAGACTCAGCGGTGATTTTCGCCCTCCAACCGGATCGCCGAATCTGTGCTGCCAGCGCAGGAACGGAAGGCATTTGCAATCATGGCCAGCCTTCCGGAATTTCTCATGGATGTACCATTCCTCCCCGCCGAATTCTCGGAATCCCGAATTGAATCCGAGCCATGAATTCTTGCGGCAACTGAACAACCCGAGTCCCATCGCCGGAATTGAAAACGGTGGCGCGTCGATATCCCGCCCGCGTTCGTCGATGCCCCACGTGCCCCACATGCCATCTCGCCACGTGTCAGTAAAATGCGTGTAAACGGTCGCGTGACTGTCCAGCAGAAGCGGCCCCGAGAGCAGGTCGCTGCAGTCTGGATTACTGCGGTAAAACGCCAGTAATTTCTCCACGGCCCCCGGTACCAGCATAACGTGCGAATCCATCACCAGTACAGCGTCACCGGCGGCTTCGTAAAAGATCCTGTCACGAGGCGCCGAGGTGCCTTGAATTTCGCCGAATGGAATCCACCGAGCTGAAAATGGATGTCCCGGTTGACCACTCTGAATACCCGCGTTGATGTGGTCGAAAAGCCCCTTCGCTCGCTGTCCACATGGTGAATCCGGAGCGTTGTCTATCACAATCAATTCAACATCCTGCATCACGTGAGAGTGATACAGGCGAAGAGCATTGATCGAAAAGTAAAGCCCGTCGAAATCGTTGTGTGTGGCGAAACCGATTGTGATTTTCATGGGAACACCGGGAGCCATTGGCCATTTGAGGTTGTTGTTGTTGGCGCTGCCGTGCCGATAGATCCCGTGGTAGTTGTTGGGGATACCGACATTCTTGGCGACTACGGCGGCGCTGTGCTGAAGATGAATGTGGTGGTCGTGGTCGATGGGTTGGCGGTCGTCGTTGTTCCTGGGGCGGATGTCGTGGTGGTCGCAGGTCCGGCAGTTGTTGTGGTTGCTGGCCCAGCCGTCGTGGTGGTTGTCGGTCCTGTCGGAGCGGCGGTCGTTGTCGTGGTCGGCTGGTAAATGATCCCGCTGTATTCTTCGTAAATTCGAGGCTCAATCGCCCCGATCATCAGACCGAGGCTTTGTGTATACCATCCAATTCCGAGAGCACCGGCGGCGATCCTGGGTGATGTCGTTCGGTTAACTAAACACCAACACGGGAAGACCATCGGAGCCACCGAAAGCGGTGACTCTGAAACCCGGAGAACCACCGTGTCCAGTGTGCCAGCAGTGAGGGGAAGGGCGGTCAGTCCCGGAAACCGTGCAGGAAGCGAAACAAACCACCGCCCAGGATAATACGTGGCCCCAGTGCCAACCGTGTCTGTGATTGTCCCGCCTGTGACCTTGCAAAGATCTCTCAGCGGTTGCGGGAGTGCGGCCCGAAACTGGATAGCAGTCGCGTTGAATGGAATCGGCTCAGACTGTACGCCCTGCCATGCTACGCGAAATGTGCCCGGCTGAATCTGCCCTGCATTGAATGCAGCTGGGTAACCGATCAAGCAGACGTCGTAGCTGTAGGGGTAAAGGTGATCCACAACCATCGGAGCATAGCGCCCGAGGGTCCAGCCCTCAGGCGACTGCAAAATCATCAGCGGCACAGCCTCAGCACCACCGCCACCACCAAACTGTGGACCATTGACAGCGACTCGCTGCCACCAGTCGATCAGATTGTTGAATGGCCTGCGGTCTGCTGGCTCAATCGCGAAAAGCTCTTCTGCCACCAATCACCCCCGAATCGTCACCACACCAGCGGCCGTCAATTGTCGCATCAGCAATCGCCCGGCGTTTTTGGTCAGCGTGGTAAGAGCCACTGTTCCGCCAATCACCAGACCGTTGTTCTGCTCAAGTGTCCCGAGCGTCACCGACTCGCCGTCAAATGCGGCCAGTCCCAATTCACCGGCAATCACCTCAGCGGCTGCGCTCGTATTGTTGACCAGAGCACAGCATGCGGCCTTGTCCGTCTCGTCACTCGATCCTGTCCGCACCACTCGCAGTGTACCGGCGGAGATGCCCAAATCAAGACGGATCAGCGAAGATCCCCGGCCGAGCCCCAGACCGATCTCAGCAGCGGTGCCAGATGGTACGCCAATCGACAGATATCGCGGCAAATATTCCACCGAGTTCTGAACGTTGGTGCGTTCTGAACGGCCCAGTTGTGAAGTGTACGCGGAGGCGATCCGGAAGGATGTTACCTGCAACCCGCAGTAAATCGTCCCCGATCCTGAACTGGTGATCGTGATTGGGCTTCCGGTCGCGGTTGCACTTAGCTGAAACGTTCCAGCTTCGTTGTCCGCGTCGAGAACGTAATAGCTGGTCCCCGCCGAGAGCCCACCGGGAACCGTGCCAGTGGACTGCAGTCGCACAATCTGACCAGTCCGGAAGTCATGCCCACCAATTGCCCGCAGGCGATCCAGGGCCCCGAGAGGAGCGGTCGTAGTAGTTGTGGTCGAACTGGTCGTGGTGGTCGGAAGCGGCGTGTAAATCGTTTCGACAATCACCGGAACCCATTGCCGGAGCCCATAGCGGATGTCCCCGGCGGCGTTGTCAATCGTGACGTCATCAGTGGCCCCTGGAACACGTCCCAGAGTCCAGTTGGTCGCGTCTGCCCAGTTTCGCGGTCCGGTCGCTCGCTGCACCAGTGCCACAGTGTTGAGCGTCGATGCGTCGATTGCGTTCTGTGTGACCGAGAACATCGGCAACAATTGGTTGGCCAGCCCACTCGTGAATGTGACCAAATAACTGGTTGAGTCTGCGGAGTAGGTCACTACCACGTTATCCACGTTGCCGATTCCCGGCAGTGTGGCCAGCATTGTTCGAAGCGAAGCGGCCGACGTGCCGACTGGTACGTAAATCGGCCCCTGCCCGTCGTAAGCCAAATAAAATCCGCCCGAGACTGCGGAGCGGCCCACTCCGATTGTTACCTTTTGCGTGCGTGCGGTGACTGAATAGCGATAGATGCCCACAGATCCCGTGCCATTGCCACCCAATGCGACGGATGTCGGTGATGGAAGCGGTCTGGTTTTCTGCGACGTCGCGTAAGTCACCAGCCACGGGGCGGTCTCTGTACCAGACCCTGTGACTGCAACCCCACTCCCAATCAGTGCGTCAAATTGTGCCTCGACAGTAGCGGCGGATGCGTTGTAGGCAATGGCGGCTGTGGTGCCTTCCGGAAGCAATAGGCGGAAAGTTCCCGAGCTGGTTTTTGCCGGTACCGAAATCGCATGAACTGCAGCGGATGCCGTGCTGCCAGCGTCGTTGATTTTGCGGAGTGTTCCGGTACCGCCAACCTGCCGGAGTGTGCCATCAATTGCGGCGCCGGTCAGGAATCCGGCGTTGTCGATCAGGTGAATAAGTTGCGGGTGGTAAAAAGAATATGGCGCGTGGCTTGCGGCTCCCCATGTCTCGGCGTTCCCAATGTGCTTGCCGACGATGCCCAGGAAGTCTGAGAAATCGGAGATATCATTTAGGCTTGCTGCGGCTGCAGCTGCTGCTGCTGCATAAGCCGCGTTCCCAGTCGTGTCTGCAAAATATGGCTGGACTGTGCTGCCGGAATTTGTGATGGTGGTCTGCTTGCCTTGGTACTCCAGCGTGATCGTGTTTCCCGCGGTGAAGTCCAACAGATAGTGCGCGGCATATCCAGAGTTTATGTTTGTCGTGCCGAATGCCGTTGTGACCGACAGCTGGGCCGTTGGATTGTTTAGGTTTTTTAATTCCGTCGCGCCAACCACACTGCTGATCGAAATCGTTGGGCGGCTCGCCGATGTGTACCCTGTGAAGTCAAGCACATAATGCGAAGAGGGCACGTCAGCCCCGCTTTTGAAAAATCCTCCATAAACTTCAACTGCATTTGCCGCCAGCGATTTGACGATTTGCCGCATTTTGTCAATGCCGTCATCGGATCGCACCGCGGCGCTGTTCCCGTCAATGGTCAACGTAAACGTGGAATTCCCTTCTACACCGAGCATCCACACGTCATGTGGTCCCGCCTTGTATGGCGTGCTTTCACGGACGTTCACCAGCGTGCCATTCTGCAGCGTTGTGGCATCCATCACGACAGCCACGGGCGTTGCCGCAAAACTGCCCTGCCATTCCAGCAAAGTCTGGTCAGCGGTCGCCGTGCGGATGACTGTTGAAGAGGTTTTCCCGGTTGCTGTGTCGATTGCGGAAAGCAATCCAGCAGCGTCGCCGTAGGTGATTGCGCTTGTTTGCACGCCATTCACGGTCAGCTTGTATGTCCCGGCCCGAGCCCCGTTGAACGTCAGCAGAGTGATCTGGTTGACTGGTGTCGCTCCCAGATCGTTTGTCACCGTGACGGCCGGCCGGAAGGACATTAAGATTTGAAAATCTTCGTCTTCGACTCCGGACACAAGCACGTCCTGCCCATTGACGCCAAACGTCAGGTTCGCAAACTCCGGAGCGCCCGAATTTTGCAGCGTGGTCGCAATCGTGGATGGATTCCACGCGCTGAATTTGAACAGCCTTGGACCGCATGAAATCTCAGCATCGACAACGCCAGCAGTCCCCGGCGATAGCAGGCGAATCACTTTAGCCAGCGGCAATGCGTCACCGCGGAATTTATTTAATGGCATTGGGTGTCTCTCAAGTAAATAACAGGTTGAAATCGAGCTTGCGCGGTATCAGGAATTTCACAAAATGCAGATCAGACTTTTCCAGTTTCTGCTTCAGAACCCATTCATATTGCGGCGCCGTATCGGGTGGAGCGACGTTTACATACTCGCGGATCTGGTTGCCCTCTGCGTTCAGTGGTACCGGTTTCGCGACTGATTTGCCAGTGCTGTCGGTTGCCGGTCGGCGGATCTCCTGAGTGTAGCCGAGCAGAAACGCAAACCCACTCGCGTCATATGGTCCGTAAATGGGGCGTTTCGGGAAGTATTCCGTCAGCCCCTGATTCAGGTATTCTTCGCGCCAAGTCGATTGCCGATAGAAGAACTGCAGCGGCATTTCCCGGTATTCGATTTCCCGCCCGTCGATCTCAGTATATTGAGGCAGTGACAGCTTCACGCCCTTCATCTTCAACGTTTCAGGCTCTGCAATAAACCCATCAAGATCCACCGGTTCCGAGTTCACGCACACGTGCGCAAATTCGCCGAGCCACTGTGGAATCTGCGTGACAAATCTGCTGCCGGTGAACACCAAAACCTGTTCTTCGCGGACGATCCCGAGTAATGGTTCGCCAGCGGTGTTGACCAGTGGGTTGCCTTCGCCGTCGACTTCTGCGGGAACCTCCTCGAAGTCGGTGTCTACTTCGAATCTCAACGGCCTGCGTAGCGGGTTTGGATCGTTCACCGTGTTCCGGCCAGAGCCCACGGTCAGCGTCAATTCCACAACGGCTTGGCAGTGTTCAGAGTTGTCCAGCTTCTGAATTTTCAGGCGCTCAACATAGTATCCGTTCGGCCGATATGTGCCCGGCGCGATGTCCGGAAACAATGCCGAAGCCAAATCCTCCGACATATCCGCCTGAGTGGTGAGGCAGATGAGATTCCAGTATTCAGTGACCCTTCGTTCCGGGCTCCCGGTCTGCGGATAATTCAACTCCCCATCTCGCTCATGTGCCAGCTCGCGGCGCCAGAGTCGGGCCTGTGGATTCGCCATTATCTTCGGCTCCCTCTAATCACCACAGCGTTCTGGCGCGTCTCGCGTCGCGTGCGCTCGAACTCGTCTTCCAGTGTGCCTTCAAGCGACTTGACGGCCTCTGTGGTTTCTTCAACGGCTGTCGTCTGGTTCAGCGATTCGTAAATCGCCCGCTGCCCCTCAACTGTCCGGCGGTCGACAGCATCGACAAACGCCGCTCGCTCCTGCTCAACGCCAGTCACGCTCCTCTGCAACTGCTGTGAGAGCATGCCGCCCGGGGAAGCCATGCGTGCGGCGGCCGCCTGAGCGATCGGCGCGGCAAGTGTGGTTTCCTTCTGGTCTTGCTTCAGTTGGTCCGTGCGGTTTTTCGCCTTGTCCACTGCGTTCTGAAGGTCAAGCTGCACGGCCTGCATTTCGCGTGCGTAAACCTGCCGCTCCTGTTCATAGGCTGCCTGCCGGTCATCCTCTTCGGCTCGCAGCTGGGCCTGCAGTCGCTCCAGATTGGAAATGCGGTTGGGGATCTGTCGACCCACCAGAGCGTTTGCCCAGTCAGTGATTTGCTGGACATAGTCTTTGATTTCGGCGAATGCCAGCGCGGGGGAATTTGAGATACTGGACCACAGCTGTGTCCAGATCTCGCGGATTGTGATTCCCGTCTCGTTCATCCCCTGTCGCATTTTGATCAGTCCCATTCGAATCGCGGCCCATGCGGATTCCATGGCAAGTTCAAGAGCCCCCTGCAGGTCCCCAGCTTTGATCATCTCCACAACCTGATTGAATGCCGGCGTGAAGGTCGTCAGCAGCGTGTTGGCCATCTCATGCAGGTTGATGTTGGTCGCGGCAATCGCCACGCCAGCGGCTGCCAGAACCGTCGGAATTGCAATCCACGGGTTCAGCATCAACGTGAGGGCAGAACCGAGAAGACCAACGGCACCTGTGGTAAGCGAAAACACCGTCGTAATGGCACCGACTGCAGCACCAGCAACTGAGGCAACCACCGACAACGCTGAGAGGATTTTCGCCACGCCAATCAGGGCAACACCCGCAGCAAAAACGGCGGCGGTCGTCTTCAAAGCGTAGACAATCAGCTCACCATTTTTTGCGATCCATTCAGTCACTTTGCCCGTGATGTCTGTGATGTATGTGCCAAACTTTTCCAGCGTTGGGGCGAGCGATGTTCCGATTGCAATCGCAGCCCCTTCAATCGCCGAAGTGAATCGCCTCCAAACTCCACCCGGTCCGGCGTCCATGTCTGCGGCGGTCTTCTGTGCCGTGCCTCCAGCGTCTCGGAGAGCAGTTGCCAGCCTTTCTGTGTCGGCTGCAGTGCTTGCCATTACCGTGGCGCCAGTGATTCCGAGAAGCCCAAAAGCTTCATTCATTTTCGCAATACGCTCACCAGCTGGCAGGTCGTTCGTTGCGGCTGCCAGTTCTCCCATCACCTGCACAAGCGGCCTGAGATTCTTTCCGGCGTCCAGAAATTCTACGCCGAACAGCTGCCGCATTTTATCGGCTTCGGCTGCGGTGATCGTGCCGAGGCGGCGCAGTGCCGTTCCCGCATTGCTTCCTTGAATGCCGACATTCCCGAGCGTTCCAAGGATTGCAACAGTGTCCTCAAGTGACATGCCAAGGTCTGCGGCCACAGGTCCCGCATAACTAAGCGCCTCGCCCAGCTGCTCTACGCTGTTGAATGTGGCATTCGCCGCCAGCGTCATCACATCGGATACTCGTGTGGCATGCTCAGCCCCCAGCGAAAACTGGCGAAGCGTTGCGGCCATGATGCCGGCGGACATAACAGCATCCGTACCGGAAGCCCGAGACAGGTTCAGCACCGCGGCGGTCATCTGGTCGATTTCATCGACGTTGAAACCAGCCTTTCCGAGTTCGCCCATCAGTTGAGCGACTTGCACGGCGGTGAATGATGTCGTGCGGCCCAGTTCAAGCGCCGTATTCCTGAGTCGCTCCAGATCCGCCCCAGTGGCCTGTGATACAGCCCCCGTCATTCTGATTGCATCATCAAACGCGATCAGCTGAGCGACGGGCAGGGCGGTTGCAGCAAGGCCGCCGAAGCCTGCAGCAAATGCAGTCCGTCCGATGTTCTGTACACGCGCCCCGAATTGCCTCAGGCGGCGCTCTGCCACGGTCAAACCGCGTTTCAGTGGATTGTCTTCCAAGAAGAATTCCACAAACGCCCGACCTGCTCTGACTGATCGACTGGAAGCCATTCGGGAACCTCACAACCACCGCAAAAATGGACTGACTTCGGGTTTCGGCGGCTTCGGTTTTTCGATTTTGTAGGGGTTGAATCGCGACGGGTCGCCCGGTCTTCTCGTGTGAACACCCACCATGATAGACATGATGGTCGAAGCCTTTTCCCATTCCTCGCACCGGCGGGCTCGATCCATTAAATCGAGTTCCCGCCAAGTGAGAGGATCGGGGTTCAGTCCGAGCCTTCCGGCTGCGAAATACACGTCGTGCCAAGGCTCAAATCCATCGCCAAAATCTCCCGCGTGATGTCGCTCGCCAGATCCGTCGTCTGGATCTTCTGGGCCAGCGCCTGCCTCCCCGCTTGAACCGCCTCGATTGCCTTCAGCAGCGCGGCGGCCATCTCCGGCTCGCCGCTTGTCTGGAAAAAATCGCGGAGGCTTTCATTCACGCCGCGAATCAACGCGGCAACGTCGGCACCGGTCGCGACTTCGGCGAGTTCCTCCTGTTGTTCAGCAGTCTTCAGGCCGTAGAATTCGCAGACCACTGGCCAGCAAACGTCGGACTGACTCAGGAACTGGGCGAACACTTGCACATCACGGCTCAGCAGGTCAATCCCGTGAATCCTTTTGATGCGGCGCAAGAGCCCCAGTGTGGCTTCACACTGCAGCTCCTGCCCACGCGCGAGCTTAGCCGTCGGCATTGTCGCTGCCTCCCTGATTCACAGAAGATGCCTGGGCAATCTGCTGCTGAATGAAATTCGGATCGACAATCTTCGCGGCTCCGTGCTCCCGGGCCTGATCGACGGTCATGAACGGCACCGCAGTAAACCACTGCAGTGTGCCGTCTGGATTCTGAACACAATGGCGAACTGGTTTCATTTTGCTTCCCCCGTGAAGCGTTTACGAAACTGAAAACGAACGTCAGACGGTTGTGGTTGTCGGTGCTGCAATCGTGTTGAACGTCGGCTGGTACGTGCTCACAGCTGCAGGCTGCAAACCGAATTCGACCGTGTTGAATGCGGCCAAGTCTGAGGGCTTTGGCGCACTGGTGACCACCATATCGGCGAACACTCCACGGCTGCCAGCAACGGCAATGGCGCCATCCATGTCAGCAATTGCAATGGGCGTCCCGTTGCGGTAGGCGGTCCACAGAATCGCCTGTGCGGCGTCATCCGGATCGTACGTCACGCTGAGCGTGTAGGACAACGTTCGCTTGCCCACACCATGCGTCACGAATTCCCCGCGTCGGTTGGTGACGTCGGCCACAGCGCGGGAATCTTCCATCCCGATTGCTTCGGTTAGATCGACCTCACTCCACGTGATCGGCGTGCCAGCCTGATGCAGTGTGGCGGACACATAGAATTTGCCACGAAGGCCATGCTTATAAGCCATCTCAGATTATCTCCCTGAAAATTCTCGGAATCATTCGGTCAACTGCAGTATCAAACGCTGGAGCCATGTAGGGACGTGGAGCCACGTTCACAGGTTGCTTTTCGTACGCTGCACGAACCACGCCCTTTGTTGCGAACCATCGCGGCCGGTAGGCCATTGTGGTCCCGCCGTTCTCCAACAAGCCTGGTGTGTCCTGCCGGTTGAAAATGATCGGCCCAATAACCACAGACGCGAAATTTGGCTCGACAACGAAGAAAATCAAATCACGGAATCGGCTGAACAATTTGCCGCTGTAGGTGTAATCTTTGCGGTATTGCGGAGGCTGTCCAGGGCGTGACGTGGTCCATGGCCAGGGCTGCAGAATCTCCTTCAGTGTCTGCTCTTTTTGCTTGCGGGCACCGGGCAGAAATCTCCCGCGATCGTCTCGCTTTGCGTCGAACTTTTCAAGCCCGATGAGTTCCTTAATGTCCTGCGGCAGTTCATCGGCTCGCATCTCCCGCTTCGGCTCAAGTGAGTTACGTGCAGTCTTCATGACGTACGCGCCGAACTTTGCCAGCCTCTGGCGCGCAACGCGATCCAGTCGGCTTATGATTGCAGGACGATCCAGAAACAGGGTTTTCGCCTGTTTGACGGTCATCCTCAATGCAAAATCCTGGCCGCTCATTCCCACTGCCTCGAAGTGTAGACTTTCGCGCTGCGATCAATGTTCCACCACTGCCAGTGTCGGCCGGTCGTCACAGATTCACAGATCCGGTACGGTATTTCGTCAACCGTGATCAGGTCACCGATTTCCAGGTCTTCACCGCATACATCGAGCCCGATAATCCACAGCTGCTCATTAGAGTCAATCGTGAAGTCACCGCCAACAGACTGCAGGTTTTTTCGCGACGATACGCGGGTGATTTCAATTTCTGCTGCGATCGTCTCGTCTGCCCGCGTGATGGTCGCAGTTTCACCGGCCACGACTTTGATTCGTGTCCTGACGTGGTTTGCGGCTTCATCTCTGCGGCTCATAAGTCACCTAAAAAAACAGGTTGCAGGCTTTCGCACTGCAACCTGCTGCGGCGATAATTTTCAGTTAGACTACGGGGCTGCCGTCGTCGTGGTTGGGATCTGTGCGGTATTGGCTGGCTGGCCAGCGTTGTTGAGGGCCACAACACCGAAAGCAGAGTTTAGTGCCTTGTCCTTGACGTAGGTACCAATGACGGTCCCGGACAATGCCAAGCTCTGTGTGGTCATGTTGATTCGGGCTGGCTGACCAGCTGCAATTGCAGCGAAGTTTCCGGCGGAAATCTTCAACACGACTTCCGTTTCCAATGACGGAATCACGGCACCGCTGGCAACGTTCTGCGTCCCACCGTAATAGCCGATCCGGCCATCCGGGCACTCGTGAAGATGTCCGCTGCTCACGGCTCGCAAGGCGGTCACGTTCTCGACAGTTGAGTATTCACCATGGACTGTTGCAACCATTATTTTTTCCCCTTGCGTTTCGGCTGCACATCAGCCTCCGCGTCTTGCGAATCGGTTTCGGAATTGAGTTCAAAAATCGGCTCCGGTGCGTCCAATTCTTCTTTTGGATCAGCTTCCGGCTGTGGTGCGGCGTCTTCAGAGATAAGCCCAAAACGCTGTAGCTGTCCCGCGCGAAGGTCACCGAATTCGGCAGCAGACCCCGGGCTAAAGGTCTGGCCGTCATCGATGAACTTCTGCAGGACAGTGTAGCGTTTCATGGGCTTATCTCGATTGGTTTAACAGATCAAAACTGGATTAGGCGTTGTTGCGCTGGACAGACTTGCGGCGAACCGGAGCGATGCCAGCTGCCATGCTGCAGTCATACCAGAATCCGAACTGACCGTTCCCCAGCTGGCCATTGCGGAGGCGTGGGACACGGCCAAGACCAGCCACATACACCAGTTCGATTGCGGGCTGCGTCGCGTCTGCAATCCACCAGCTGGTGGGAACACCCGCAACAGTCGCCGGCACATCTGCTGTGTCGGTTGGGTCGGTGAAACCGTTGTCGATGCGTGCATCGGACATCACGCCACCAATCTGACCAGCCAGCACGTTCAGAGAGCTTCGCGTTGCGTTCTCTCCAGTGATCAGAGCAGACGGGCTCAGCAGCTCTGCAGCGGTGAATCGATTTGCACGGCTCACGATAAGGTGAGTCGGGCGGACATCGATATTCACACCGTTTTCCTGCTGCGTTTCGAACGCTGTCAATCCGGAAATCAGATTGTCGCGGGTCAGCGCCTTGCTGGTTCGCAGGTTACCGTCGTTCGCGTTGAAGAATGCTCGTGTGTTGCTCATCGTCGGGTTGGCAATCAACACGTAGGCAATCAGGTCATACAACAGACGGCGGCTTCGCTGGCCCATCACGGTCCCAGCCTGACGCAAGGTGTCGAAGCGTTCGTCAATCAGGTCCTGTTCGGAGAACTGGAACCTGTCGGCGTACATCTTCGCGCGGATCTGCTCACCATTCGCACTCATCGTGATGTCTTTTGCGACACCCTGATTCGGCAATGGTCTCGGAGTCCCACCGGTCAATTCGAGCGCCTTGCGCTCTGCGGCCATGAAATTCTGAACGTCGGACTCGGTGACCAGCTGCATCAGCTCGCTGGTCTGCTCGACCCACGAAGCCATCACACGGGCGTTCAGCGCCTGTGTGTACATGTCGCTGATCGACGTGCTGGAGAATGCAGCCCGCAACCATTCGTCGGTCCTCCAGTGGCCCAGTTGTGATAGATCCTGACCACCGAGGCGGGCGGCCTGGGCGAACAGCTCAACCATCCCGTGCCCGCGGTAGCGGTCTGCGTGGTCCATGGCTCGCTGACGGAACGAGTCATTCACCGAACGGCGGAGACTCGCATTCAGCGAAATTCGGCTGTCGCGAGACTCGTAAACCGGGTGATCCGGTCGGACACCCAAACGATCAGCGAAGGCGATTGCGAGCGAAGCCTGAAGGACATCACGATCGGGCTGATTCTGGGTGTGAACGGCGGGAGCTTGCGGGCGTCTGCGTCGCAAGCTTTCCAGCTCAAACCGCTCCGGTGTCCATCGATTCGTGATTGCATGAGCCAGAAGCGGCACCTGCTGACCACTCACCTCAATCGGCGGCGGTGACAGACTGGCGTTCAAGCTGGTCAGCTGCTCAACTCGCTGCACCTGGGCGGCGGCGTCCTGCTCATACTGAGTCAGGGTCGGAGCGTTGGCAGGAGGAGTGGCTGCAGGCGGAGTGGCTGGCGGAGCAGCTGGGGGAGCGGCTGGCGGGTTGGCATTCTCCGGCGCCGGAGGCGTTGCCGGAGTCGGCACCGGAACGTCGTCTTCAGCGTCTGCGTTGGCGGCTCGCCATGTTGCTCGCAGTGCGGACAGGGCTTCGGCACCCAGCAGCGCGGCGGTAAGCCCGAGTGAAATCAGGTACTGTGAAAACTTCATCGTGATTGACTCCGTTGGGCCAAGACTGGCGGCCAATTTTGCGACCGCTCCCCCGGCATCTGCGCCGGTCGCGGTGAAAGTGATTTCGCGTAGCTCGGCATGCCTAGCCAAAATAAACGGACCCGTCAACACCTGCCCATTGATATTTTGAGACCGGCCCTCAGGAATCTCAATCAAATTGGCCCGATCTGCCACCACACCCACGCTCAACTGCCACCGGAAGCCATTCGCGGCGCTATCGACTACAGTGTCGCGCCACTCTGTTTCAGCGCTGGCGTAGCCTGTGGCGGTAATCTGATCGGAACCGATCTTCACGTCTTCCGCATGACCCACTGGATGCGTGTTGTCGTGGTCCAACAACAGCGGAACCGGCATGCCATCGACCAGTTTCATGGTCGACAACTCGAACACCACTGGAATGGATCGGCCAGGCAAGTAGGCCTTGCTGCCAGTGTAGGCCAGCAGGTTAAACTTGCGGACTCCTGAGCCCCCGGCGGCTTCCAGTGTGGCAAGCCCTCCGGGGATCGGAATCACAACGGGAGACGATGCGTTAAGGCTGATTCGGCGTGCCATTTGGCTGCTGTCCTCTCTGTGTGTTGGTTGCTTTCTGCGGCGTGAGTCCGGGCCCAAGAACCGCAACGGCAGCGTCAGGATACAGTGCGCGGAATCTGGCTTCCCGGAATTGTTCGATGGTCAGGCCGTATGATCGAGCTGAAGCGAGATCCTCTTCCTCCGGGTCAACTCCATCGTCCTCCTGCCAAAATGCGGGGGACGTGAGACCAGAAGAGCAGGCCTTCTGACGCCCAGTGTACTCGCGATTCGTGTCTTGATGCCGTCTGCGTGTCCATCGCCATTCATGCGACACCTCAGCCAGCTCGGCGATATCGGCGGGGATCAAGCCGAGTAGAACTGCCTCGCGCAGGAAATGGCCCAGCAACTTGTCAAGGCACAGGGTTTCCCAGTCCTGCCTCTGAATGTCAACATCGGCCTCGTAGTCTTGACGTCCCAGTTGGCCCCCGGCAAAGTTTATCCCAGCCGAATCGCCTGTACTGATCTGCGAAGGCTGCCCAAGCGGTCTGGCTGCGCCGTAGGTGTTCGTGCGGATGAAATCCCCGTGCTGTGCTGTGGGCTGCTCAGGTTTCATCTGCGTGGCCTTGTGGCCAGCCGGCAGAAACGACTGCATCCCATAGGCAATCGGCATCGTAACGCCAGGATCAACGGCGTCAAAATTCACGTCCCCATCCTCAAATCGATCGACGTTTGTTTCGACCAGCACAGTGTGCTTGGCGGCAGTCGCGGCGGCATCTACAACGGCGCGGTCATACACTCGCAGCATTGGGCCATCACCAATTGAGGTCGCCATTTCCGGATAACCGCGGCCCTGCGAAGGGCGTTGCCAGTCCCACACATCAATCACGAATTCCGCCGGCACTGGCTGCGGGTTTAGCACTGGTTCATCGGCGGGATGGTATGGCAGAACCCAGTACCTGACCGGCTCGCCTTGGCTGTCCAGTTCTTTGCCGTCCAGCAAGTAGCGAGTATTGAAAGCCTCGCCGTACAAATCGGCAAAAGGCTGCTGAATCTGGTCCTCTTCAAACGGCACGAAATTCAGCGAAATGTCTTTGGCCGTTGGTGCCTGAGAATCCGGGCGTGGCGGCCCAGGGCTGGTTGTAATCATCGCAAGTCCAGTGCCGTCGGTAATTTTTGACCAGCACATGACGCGGAGCTTGCGGGGACCGTGTCGAAGCTTAAACCACTGGTTAAACAGTAGCTCGACACTTCGGGCGGCCTCAGCGTTTCCGGCGATCTTCACCTCCAAAAACGGACCCCGTCCGATAACCCACGTGACCGCAGCTCGGGCGGCGCCCTTAAACCATTTGTTCGCCTGCAGCACCTCGTAACGGCTGCGGTCAATCAGCGTCCGGCGGGCCTGCCTGTCGTATCCGGTGAGTCCAGATTCGTGCTTAGCGCGTGCGAATAACTCGTTGAGTTCAGGGTTCAGTTCAGCGTAATCGAAGGCGGCGTTTAACTGCTGCTGCCCGTGCTGAATCTCGACCACGTGGGCCACTCGCTGCCGCTGGGTCTGAACCCGTGCGGATTGCTTCGTTACTCGGTTTTTCTTGCGTGCCATTGTCTCACGGCCTTCTGTGTGTCAATCGTGTTCGGCGAATCATCGATCTGCCGTCTGGGAGTTCTGCTGCTGAGTTCTGCTGAGCCTTCCACCGCTCGAATTCGATGCGGTCTTTCAGGTTGTGCTCTTCGATGGTCTCACCACCAATCACGCTTCTCAGGGGGGCGTTTGCTGCGTCGTTTACTTCCACTTTTCGCCTCCTCAACCTTTTTCGCTTCAATCCACTTATTCGCCGTCTGCGTTCGATTCATAGCGTGACAGTAGTCACATTTCCATATCGCATGGATCAATCCGCGCGTTTTGTATTGGCGAACGATCGTAAACCGGGGACACCCGCAACGGTCGCACTCGGTTGGCAGGTCGCATCCATGTTCCTGTCTGGTCACCGGCGTTTCTCCAAATTGGCCAGCAGGTCGGCTTGCGTCAATCGCGGTCGTTTGCGTTCCGTTTTTCGTTCGCCACTGGCACGGAATCCGGCCATTTCCACGCCCACTCGGCAGAGTACACAGCAGTCCAACCAGTGGTCCTGATCGATGCCCGGTTTGTTCTGCCAGACTTCCACCTCGCGTTTTGTTTCGGTGGATTTCTTTACGACTTTTGCGGACAGGTGACCAGCCAGAATCGTGTCGGGGGACGTGGCATTGTACGTGATGCAGCCGGGCAAGCCGGGCTCCATGGCAAGCCCCTTCTGCAGCTGAGAGCGGTAGAAATTCGCGTCAAAAAGCAACATGCGGCGGTTGCTGCCCTCGCGTTTGGTGTACCACTCCACAGCCTTGTCTACTCGCTTCGAGCCGGGTTGCATTTTGCGGGAACTGATTGGTGTTTCATTGCCCGAAATGAACAGGCCCCCGGAGGGAATCAGGCGCCCGGAAAAGCGGTCATCAGACGCGATTCGGTGGACCACGTCTTGAGCTTTGTGCCACCGGTTGTCGATCATGATTGGCCCCATGGTGATGCGTTCCGGAGTCGGCAGCATGCCCAACAACTCGACAATGGCGGCGCTGTGCTCCTCCTCCCATGACATCTGCTGCAGGGGGAATTTTGAGCGGCACCATTGGTGAATCGTGCGGGGTGGTCGCAAGTGATGGAAGTCGGCCACGGGCTGGCGGGGGAAGGTGTCGCGCTCGACGATCCACCCGGTCAGCTGGTCAGACCACGCGATTTGAGTCCAGTAAAGCAGATGCTCCTGAACGTCAATTCCGGTAAGCAGGATTGAGGCCTGCGGCGGAATCTGGCCTCGCCTGATCCCATTGTGACGGCTCAGGATGCCGGCATAGTCCAGATAGATGGACAGATCGTCCTCGCCTTGTGGATCCTGTTGCTGCTCCGCCAGAAACGACATGCGGTCGGACAGGTATTTGTCCATCAGGCCTTGCAGAGCATCGACACAGCCGATTTCGACACGTGCTGGCCATGTGATTTCAGAGCCGGCGGACATCTCGGCCCGATGGTCCAGATAAAACTGGGTGGCTCGCTGGCGGGTCTTGTCGCCTCCGGCAAGGTCTTCGCGTCGCAGTTCATCATAGTGGTGCCAGAGTGGTTGATCCTTTTGCAGGTCGTCAGGCATGCGCGGCATTGCTGGAATGCGGCGGCCTGACCACTCCGGCCTCTGGTCGCGGTCGGTGAATTCATACGCCAAATCACGCTTCGCGATCACGGTGCAGGGCATCAGGATGGCTAACTTTTCTCCTGGGCCCCGTGTGCCAGCCACGGCCTGCCGAATTTTTTTACTCCGTGACTCAACCTCTTTGGTCTGCCGGGCTGTATTGTCGTCTTGCGGGTCGTCCAGCATCACCAACTCCGGCCGGACGGTGGTCCCGTCGGCGCGGTCGTAGTACCGGCCACGGATGGATCCGGAGTCGATACCAGTGCAGGAAATCACGGCTTCCGATCCGGGGGCCCCCGGAATGTGAGGCAGTACCAGATCCGGGCGGGAGCGGATCCGCAGCAGCTCGCCATGGTACGTGGCGGAATTTTTCTGCGAGCCTGCCAGAGTCCGCATGGGGTAGCAGATTTCGGGATACAGGTCGTAGAGGGTCGGGGAGGTTTCAAGGCGGCGCTTGATTCCCTCGCGCTGGGCCGTCGCCATGTCAGCGTTTGCCCCGATGATTATCGCATAGCGGACCCGCCCAGTGAGGCATCCCCAGACGGCGGCACCGATTGACAGCTGTGTTTTGCCGAACCCTCGCTCACAGGCGAATGCCTCATACCCACCGTGTGTGGTGGCTTGCTCAATGGCGGCAATCAAATCAAGATGGGCGCGGGAAAACTCAAGGTGAAAGACATCTGGGAAACATGTCTCCAAAAACACCTGTAACGACCGGTCACACTCCGCTCGCTTTGCGGGGTCGGCCACGGCGGGGATTTCGCCGATTTCCCGCAGGGCTGCCCTGTGCCTTGCCACCTTCTCGCGGTTGGCCAGTCGCTTCGCTGCTGCTGCCTGCTCCTGAGCCTGCTTCCGATGCTCCAGCTGGGAGTGTTTCTGCATCAATAACAACTGCTGCAGCGCCTCCCTCTCGCTGGTGCTGAGAGATGATAGCTCGGATTCGCTGCAGTCGGTCAGCAGCGTCTGCAGGTCCCTCAGATCGTCCAGCGTCGCTGACATCAATAGGCTCCACATGCACAGGAATCACAGTTGCCTGAGTCGCTGGCAATTGTGGCGGGTGCAGGTGAACGGCGGGCAGGTGCGGGGCGTTTGAGTCGTTGAGCATGCGAAGGATATTCGCGGCTCGAATCACCTCCCGCGGCTTGCCAGTCTGGACGATCTGCCACAACTTCGCTGGCAGTCCCGCAAAAGTATCCTCTGGAATTTGCCAGCCTTTTTTGACTGCCGTTTCGACCGTTTGCAGGTCGCTGCGAGTCATCGATTGATCCGGTGTGTCGCTCGTGGTCACCCCTGACCCCTCCCGAGTGTGTGAAATTTACTGGCATTTTGCAAACCCCGACAGGGTTACGTTTGTGCAGAGGAGGGCTCTTCGGAGGAGTTTTTC